AAGACTGAGTCAGTGTAAGAGGCTTTCCAGATGTTTTCATCCATCTTAACGTCTGGAGAGTCCAGCTTTGAATTATGACACAGATACCAAAAGATTACCTACCCAAGAAAAGTCACACTATCCCTTTTGGTTATGAACTTAGTGACATCGAGGGTTATCTCAAACCCATCCCCAAAGAACTCAAAGCTTTACAGAAATACCTACAAGGTGTTACTGAACAAAAGTATTCTTTACGAGAAGCAGCTAAACTTATTACCCAAGAATCAGGCCGTAGTGTTTCTCACGTTACCCTAAAGAACTATTTAGACTCTGACCCTTCCTTAGCTGAACAACATAAAAAAAAGATAGCTGCTAAGAAACGTAGACTAGCTCGACAAAAGAAAGCCCTTTATAAAAAAGAACAAGCAGTAAAAGCTCAAGAGCAAGTTATGAAGAAAGCTACTGAGCAAACTACTTCGCATGTTGTTACTGAGACAGAACTAGCAGAAGTCCCAGTTGATGTGCAGGAACAACTCAAAGATGCTAAGGTGGTCTTTTCAGCCAATGAAGGACCACAGACTGACTTTTTAGCTGCGGATGAAAAAGATGTGTTATACGGTGGAGCAGCTGGTGGTGGTAAATCTTATGCCATGATTGTTGACCCCTTAAGGTATGCTCATAAAAAAGCCCACAGAGCTTTAATACTTAGAAGGTCTATGCCGGAACTAAGAGAGATGATAGACAAGTCTCGTGAGTTATATCCTCAAGCTTTTCCCGGTGCTAAGTTTAGAGAAGTAGAAAAGTTGTGGAATTTTCCAAGTGGTGCTAAAATAGAATTTGGTTTCTTAGAACGAGATGCTGATGTGTACCGATACCAAGGCCAAGCTTATTCTTGGATTGGCTTTGATGAAATCACACATCTACCTACAGAGTTTAGTTGGAATTACCTTGCATCTCGTTTGAGAACCACCGACCCAGAAATTAAAACTTATTTAAGATGTACAGCTAACCCCGGTGGTGCTGGTGCTAATTGGGTGAAGAAAAGATATATTGAACCTAATGAGTCTAATAAATCTTTTATTGGTGATGATGGTTTAACCCGTAAGTTTATTCCAGCTAAGTTACAAGACAACCCTTATCTAGCTAAAGATGGTGTCTATGAACAGATGCTAAAGTCTTTACCGCCTATCCAAAGAAGACAACTACTCGAAGGTAACTGGGAAGTTGCCGAAGGTGCAGCCTTTGTTGAATTTGATAATACTAAGCATATTGTTACTCCTTTTCAACTACCAGTGCATTGGGAACGAGTTAAAGGCATTGACTATGGTTATGCATCTGAATCCTGCTGCCTGTGGGGAGCTATAGACATCAATGATGGTACCCTCATAATATACCGTGAATTATATCAAAAAGGCTTGACAGGAGAAGAATTAGGAGCTATAATAGGAAATATGGAGCTTGAAGACCCTTTTTCGGTCTCAGGTGTGTTAGATACAGCAGCATGGGCTAGAACTGGTACTACTGGACCTACTGTTGGTGAAGCCTTACTTAAAGCTGGTCATAAATTAAGACGAGCAGATAAGAACAGGATTCAAGGTAAGATTCAAATACATGAGTTCCTAAAGGTTAGAGAAAACGGTAGACCAAAACTGCAAATATTTAATACTTGCCCTAACTTAATAAGAGAGTTACAAAGTATACCATTATCAAAAACCAATCCAGAGGATGTTGATACCCATGCCTCTGACCACGCATACGATGCTTTGCGTTATATGATAATGAGTCGTCCAAGAGTGGACAGCCCATTAGAAAGAATAAGAGGTTTAAAAAAAGAAATGCATCAACCCTCTGATTCGACTTTTGGATATTAAATAAATGGCAGATAACGAAAATACATTTTTAACAGCTAACAATCTATATAATGATGTTGAGGGCGAAGCTGGTAAAACTTTAGATTTAGAATTAAATCAAAAACAAAACTTAGTCGGTATCATTCAAAGTCGTTTCTATCAAGCTGAAGATGCTCGTAACACCGATGAAAAAAGATGGCTTAAAGCTTATGAAAACTATCGAGGCCTTTATCACAAATCAGTCAAATTTAGAGATTCAGAAAAATCTCGAATCTTTGTTAAAATTACTAAAACTAAAGTCCTAGCTGCCTATGGACAATTAGTTGATGTTATTTTTGGCACAGGTAAATTTCCTATTGGTATTCAAGAAACTAAAGTACCAGAAGGAGAGCTAGATGCAGCTCATTTAGATATTAATAATCCTTCCGTTGGTCTTGAAACTTCTATCCCTGATGATATTGGGAATAGAATAGATAACCCTTATGATGTTGGTTATGAAGGCGATGGGAAAGTTTTAAAAGCTGGAGCTACTTTTGGTAAAGGTATGTTCAGCGAGTCTTTAGAAGACCAAGTAGAAGATAACTTAGTTGAAGGTTATAAGCCAAACCCACAAGTTTTAGAAATCTCACCAGCTCAAAAAGCTGCGAGAAGAATGGAAAAACTTATCCATGACCAAATAGATGAATCTAAAGGTTCATCAGAAATAAGAAGTTCTTTATTAGAATCTGCTTTATTAGGTACCGGTATCATTAAAGGTCCTTTTAACTTTAATAAGAAACTCAACAAATGGGACATGTCGGATGAGGGTGAAAGAACTTATAATCCTTTAGAAGTTAGAGTACCAAGAATAGAATTTGTTAGTTGTTGGGATTTTTATCCAGACCCTTCAGCTACTAGTATAGAAGAATGTGAATATATTGTTCATAGACATAAAATGAACAAATCACAATTAAGACAACTTCGTAACATGCCTTACTTTGATAAGGATGCTATTAGAGCCTGTTTAGTCGAAGGGCCTAACTACGAAGAAAAAGATTTTGAAAGTCAATTAAAAGATGATGCTAGACAAGATGACTACCAAACTAACTTTGAAGTCATGGAATACTGGGGTATTATGGATGCCGAGTATGCCAGAGAAGTTGGTATTGAGTTAGATGATAGTATAGATGATTTAGATGAGGTACAAATTAATGCATGGATTTGTGGTAATCAACTCTTAAGAGCTGTAATAAACCCATTTACACCATATAGAATACCTTATCATGCTTTCCCTTATGAAAGAAATCCATATAATTTCTTTGGTATTGGAGTAGCAGAAAACATGGATGATTCTCAACAGATTATGAATGGTCATGCTCGAATGGCTGTTGATAATCTAGCGATGGCTGGTTCTCTCGTCTTTGATGTCGATGAATCAGCTTTAGTCGGTGGGCAGTCTATGGAAATATATCCGGGTAAAATATTCAGGCGACAAGCTGGAATGCCGGGTCAAGCCATTCATGGTTTAAAGTTTCCAAATACTGCTCCAGAGAATATGATGATGTTCGATAAGTTTAGACAACTTGCTGACGAACAAACCGGCATACCATCATATTCACATGGTCAAACTGGTGTACAAAGTATGACAAGGACTGCCTCTGGTATGTCAATGTTACTAGGTGCTGCTAGTTTAAATATAAAAACTGTTGTCAAAAATCTTGATGACTTTTTATTAAGACCACTAGGTGAGTCTTTTTTTCAATGGAACATGCAGTTCTTTGAAGGCTCTCTAGATGTGAAAGGTGATTTAGAAGTTAAAGCAACAGGTACTAATAGCTTGATGCAGAAAGAAGTTAGAAGTCAAAGACTTACTATGTTCTTACAAACTGCACAAAGTCCAGCTATTGCTCCTTTTGTTAAGATTTCTAAATTGGTTAGTGAACTTGCCTATAGCTTGGATTTAGACCCAGATGAAATTCTGAACGACCCTGAAGAAGCAGCTATGATGGCACAAATAATAGGAATGCAAAATGTTGGACAAAACGTTGGCTCGGAAGCTGAACTTACTGGTGAAGGACAAAGCCCTATGGGAGGCCTTGCTGGAACACCTGCACAACCTCAAGACCTTGGACCTACAGGGACTGGTGGTGGCAACATCGGAATCGGAAATGTGCCGGTTGCAGGGGAAAGTGAATTCTCTGGTACGGCTAGAGCAATTACCCCTTCAAGTTGAAGAGGCTTTAAATAGAAAAGAAGAGGAAAATTAAATGTTAGATTTATTAGATACAATATTAAAAATAGTAGGAGTAGTACCTTGGATAGTTTCAATCTGTTCAATGATAGCTGCTTTAACACCTACACCACATGATGATAATTTAGTAAGCAAAGCTTATAAAATTATTGATTGGTTTGCCCTTAATATAGGAAGAGCAAAGGAGAAATAATGGCTAAAAAATTCCCAGACTTAAATAAAGACGGTAAAATTACTCAAGCCGATATCTTAAAAGGTCGTGGTGTTTTCCAAGAAGGTGGGGATGTAAATAGTCAAATGGCTATTTTAATGAAACCACAACAAGAACAAACAATGGTCTCTGACGAGGAAATGGAAGAAGACTATTTAGATTTTATATTAGACGAAGCTTTATCTGAAGAAGAAGAAGATATGCTTCAAGAAAAACTAGAACAAGATGAGCAATTAGCTTTGTTATTTGACAAAGTTGTAGATGTTGCTCAAGAATTTGCTGGGTCTGGTCCTGTTGAAGGTCCGGGTTCAGGAGTCTCTGACAGTATACCTGCAAGGTTATCTGACGGAGAATTTGTCTTCACTGCCAAAGCTGTGGAAGAAATCGGAGCTGACAATTTAATGTCAATGATGAAAGAAGCTGAAGCTAAGGCAGATGAAAGACAGCAGTTAGTTTATGGGGGCGAAGTACTGGAAGAAGGTGAAACTTTTATGGTTGAACCAACTGAACCAGAGCCTGTCAAACAAGAGATTCGTGTACAACGAGAAACTGTTGGTCCTCAAGCTTCACAGCAAGAGGAAGAAGAGTTAGTCGAAGAAATACGAACTCGTAAAATGATGACAGGTAAACCTTCACCCGTAAGCTAAATAGGAGATAAGGCTACCTTATTGTCATAAGCACCTTATCATTATATTAACCGAAAGGCTACCTTTACAAGTAAAGCACTGCACAGTCGACACACGCAGCTACCTTTAAATGAAGCCCTGAGTAGGAGAAAGAATATGACTACTGAAGTAAAAGAGGAAAATGCCAATCCTTATAACGAAAAAAAATCATGGCATAGTGACGAAGAAGATAAAGCATTTGAAGCTGCTGATGGGATGTTTTTTAATGACCCTGCTAAAGCAAAATCAAATGATGATGTAGAGCAATCTGTAGAACAAGAAGCTGCTGAGGAAAGTCCTAAAGACCAACCTTATAAGCGACCAAACTACAAAAAGCGATACGATGATTTAAAAAAACATTATGATGCTAAACTTAATGAATTTAAGTCAAGAGAACAAGAGCTGTTAGAAGAAGCTACTAAAAATAGACAAACCTATAAGGCTCCTAAATCTCAAGAAGAACTTGAAGCATTTAAGAAAGAATATCCAGATGTTTATGAAGTTGTTGAAACAGTTTCACATCTTCAAGCTTCAGAGAAATCTAAAGTTTTAGAAGAAAGATTAGAAGCTCTTCAACAACGAGAAAAAGAACTTGTTCGTAAAGATGCTGAAAAACGATTGAATGACAGACATCCTGATTTTGAAGATATTAGAAACAGTGATGACTTTCACGATTGGGCAAAATCTCAGCCTAAGTCTATCCAAGATTGGGTATACAAAAATGCTGATGATGCTGACCTAGCTTCAAGAGCTATTGATTTATTTAAAAGAGATATTGGTATAGATTCTAAACCAAAGAAGTCAAATTCTAAAAAATCCAAGACTTCTGCTGCTGATATGGTTTCAACTAAAACAACAAGTGTTGAACCTAAGCAAGAGAAAGTCTGGACTACTAAGGAGATTTCTTCCATGAGCATGGATGAGTTTGACAAATACGAAGACGAAATTAGTCAAGCCATGTTTGAAGGAAGAGTTCAAAGATAAATTATTTTTATTTTAAGGAGAAAATAAAATGGCTTTTAACGTAAGCGACCAAAATTTCGCACAAAGTTCTGGTTCTAACTTTAGTAACAATGCCTTTCTGCCTGAAATTTATTCCAAGAAGGTTTTAAACTTTTTTAGGAAAGCCTCTGTTGTCGAAGCAATAACAAACACAGACTACGCAGGTGAGATTTCAGGATTTGGAGACACTGTTAAAATAATTAACGAACCAGAAATCACAGTGTATCAATACGAAAGAGGTGCTGATGTAACTAAAACAGCACTAACTGATGCAGAAACAACATTAATTGTTGACACTGCTAATGCTTTCAAATTCATCGTAGATGATATTGAGAGTCAAATGTCACATGTAAACTTCAAAGAAGTAGCAAGTTCATCTGCTGCTTATGCCCTAAGAGATGCATTCGATGCAGGTGTTATGGCTAAGATGTTTTCAGGTGTATCTGCAAGTTCACCAGACCATATTATTGGTTCAGACAGTGCAACTGCAGATTCATCAATGACACACGCAACTAATTCTGTTGACCTATTAGGTTCTGATGGAACTGGTGTAGATGCGATTGACTTAATGGCTAGAATGGCAAGATTACTAGACGACCAAAATGTACCTGAAGAAGGTAGATGGTTTGTTGCTCCTCCTTCATTTTATGAAGAGTTAGCACAGTCTGGTTCAAAATTGCTTTCAGTAGATTTCAACGCAGGACAAGGTTCAATTAGAAATGGACTAGTATCAAGTGGTAAGCTAAGAGGCTTCAATATGTATAAATCAAACAATATTGCTGCAACTTCAAATGCTACTGGTAAAGTTCTTGCTGGACACATGTCTTCCGTTTCAACTGCTCAAACAATCACTTCAACTGAAGTCTTAAGAGACCCAAGTTCATTTGGTGATATTGTTAGAGGGTTACACGTCTACGGAGCAAAAGTTCTAAGACCAAAAGCACTAGTATCAGCTTTCTACGTTGTAGACTAATGATATTCGGGAGGCTCTTCGGAGCCTTCCCTTTTTATATAAGGAGAAAAAATGTATTACGAAGATAAAAAAAGAGACAAAAAAATGTACGGTGGCACGGCTAGAAAAAAGAAAATGGGCGGTGGTCGTCTTAAGTATGCTGAAGGTGGTTCAGTTTCAAATTATTCTGATATTTATGAAAAAGAAAAAAAATGTATTGAAATGGTAGGCTACAATACCATGAAAATAAAAGGTGAAAAGTAATGAAAGGTGTAAAACATTATAAAAGAGACGGTACTGAATTTAAAGGTAATACTCATAAAATGCCTAACGGACAATTACATTCAGGTAAAACACATGGTAAAACAAGTGTTAGACTTTTTCATTTTAAAGATTTAAGTAAAACAGCAAAACTAAAAGCTAGAAGTAAAAAATAATGGCCACAACATATTTAGATATTACTAATGAAGTATTAAGAGAACTTAATGAAGTTCCTTTAACTTCGTCAAATTTTGGCAATGCAAAAGGCTTACAAGCTTTTGTTAAAGATACAGTTAATAAAGCAATCTTTGATATTGCTAACGAAGAACCTCAGCTACCTTTTTTTGCTACTGGATTAAGCGGAGCTTCTGACCCTTTTTATGGTAATGTTACAGTAGCAACTACAGCTGGAACTAGATGGTATATTTTAAAATCCGGTAGTTCTAGTATTACTACAGACTATGCTTCTATAGATTGGGATGATTTTTATCTCACAACTATTGGAGTAGGCGGTGAATCAGCTCCGTATGTCTCACAAGGTTTAAAGTTTTTAAATCTAGCAGATTGGAAACGATACTATCGAGATAGTGAAAATGCTGATGATGCAGATACACAAGGCTATGGAGAGCCTCAATATGTTATTAAATCTCCAGATAATAGAAAATTTGGACTAAGCCCTATACCTGATAAAGTTTATAATGTGCATTTTTATGCTTTTGAAAAACCAACACCTTTATCAGCACATGGCGACACAGTAGTCCTCCCAGAACAATATACAAATGTTATTACTTCTAGGGTTAGATATTATGTATGGCAGTTTAAAGAGTCACCTCAACAAGCTGCTTTTGCTTTAGATGATTATAAGAAAGCAATGAAACGCATGAAATCTAATTTAATCAATCCAACACCTAGAACAATGACAGACGATAGAAAATATTTTTAATTAATGGCACGTTCCCAACCTTATACAGTAGCATGTGATGGTGGTTTACTAACCTCATCTAATGCTATTGACTTATTAAAAACTCCCGGAGTAGCAACTAAGTTACAAAACTTTGAAGTCTCTATTGAAGGTGGTTATCGTAGAGTAAATGGTTATGCTAAATATAAAGTTGGTGATGTAACTGCAACTCAACCAGCTGGAAGTACTGCTACTATTTTAGGAGTTTTTCCTTATGCTGATGGAGTAATAGCTTGTGTTAGTGACGATATTTATTTTACTAATGATGGAGTTAATTGGTTACAAATAAATCGAAGTTCAGTTTCAAACAGTGGTGATAATCATACAGCTTTTACAGGTCGTAGTGTTTTAAACAGAACTAATCAAGGCCAATGTACTTTTGCTATAGCTGAAGGTGCTACTTTTGATTATGGTGAAGTTTTTATAGCTGATGGAGCTAATAAAATTTATAGCTTTCGTATGGAAGGCACAGGTAACTTAAATACTAGAACATTCTTTGCTGCTGAAATAACTGTTGATGGTACTAATGGAGTTAAGTTTATAACTATTCACGACAATCATTTAATAGCAGCAGGAGTAGCAGGTAATTTAAATACTGTTTACCATAGTCAAGTTAATGATTACGATAACTTTGCAGCTGGTGGTAGTTTTACTTTATCAGACCAAGTAGTAGGTATCAAAGGTTTCCGTGAAGATTTAATTTTATTTTGTGAAAACAGTATTCATAAACTTATTAATCTTCATAACTCTGATACTGTTAGAATAGACCCAATTACAGATAATGTAGGTTGTCTAAGTGGCTACAGTATTCAAGAGATTGGTGGTGACTTATTATTTTTAGCAGCTGATGGTTTTAGAACTGTAGCTGGTACTGCAAGAATTGGTGACGTTGAGTTAGGCACAGTCTCAAAACAAATTCAACCTATTGTTAGTGAACTAGCTAGAAACATAGATGACTTTGTTATTAATAGTTTAGTTATTAGAGAAAAGTCACAATATAGACTTTACTACACTAATGTAAATTTAGCTAACTCAGCTCAAAAGGGCATAGTAGGTACTTTAAGACCAAACGGTTTTCAATGGTCAGAACTATTAGGTTTAGAAGTAACAAGTGTCAACTCAAACTTTGATAACAATGGTGTTGAAGTTTATTACCATGGCGATACTAATGGTTATATTTATACTCACGATGTGGGGTATAGCTTTGATGGTTCTAGTATAAATGCTATTTATGAAACACCAGATTATGATTATGGTGACTTTGGTACTCTAAAAACTTTGCATTATATTAAGATATCTATAACACCAGAAAGTAGCATACAACCAACACTTAGAGTTAGATATGATTATAGTAGCTCTGATATACCACAACCAGAAGACATACTGTTAGATTCAGTACCTGCTCCAGCTCTTTTTGGTCAGTCAGTTTTTGGTCAAGCAATATTTGGAGCAGCAGAGCAACCACTAGTTAGAGAATCACTAGTAGGTAGCGGACACAGTAACAACTTTAGATTCTCAAGTAATGATTCAAATTCACCCTACATTATAAATGGTTTTTATGTAGATTACATACCTTCAGGCAGGAGATAAGACATGGCAGGATATACCCGACAAAGTACATTTACTGATGGCGATACCATCACCGCAGCATTATTTAACAATGAGTATGACCATTTATTAGCAGTTTTTAGTAATGCTACTGGTCACAAACATGATGGTACAGCTAGTGAAGGTCCAGTTATAGGCCTAATAGGTGATGCTGGAGAAACAACACCAAACAATAAAGTCTTAATAGATAGTGCTAATAATCACATTGAATTCTATATAGAAGTTAGTAGTAATCCTGTCCAACAGCTCTACATAGCCGATGGAGCTATCCTACCAGTTACAGACAACGATATTGACCTCGGCTCAAGCTCTTTAGAGTTTAAAGATTTATTTATAGATGGCACAGCTAATATAGATAGCTTAGTAGCTGACACTGCCGATATCAACGGTGGCTCAATAGACGGTGCAGTTATTGGAGCTAACTCAGCAGCAGCTGGTACTTTTACCACAGTAACTACTTCAAGCAACGTTGTCGTTGGTGGTAATCTAACTGTTTCTGGCACAACAACTACAGTCAACAGTAACGAAGTTAATATCGGTGATAACATTATTGTCCTTAATTCAGATGAAACAGGAACACCATCACAGAACTCAGGTATAGAAGTAGAACGAGGCACAAGCACTAACAAGACTTTAATATGGAATGAAACCACAGACAAATGGACAGTAGGTTCAGAAACTTTTGTAGCTGGTACAGTTGAAGCAGCTCTAACAGGAAACGTGACTGGTAATGTCACAGGTAATGTTACTGGTAATGTTACAGCAACTACACTAGCAGGAACTTTATCAACAGCAGCACAACCTAATATTACAAGTCTTGGCACTTTAACTAGTCTTACTGTAGATGACATAACAATAAATGGCTCAACTATTTCTGATAGTGGTAATTTAACTATAGATGCTACAGAAATAAGACTTGATTCCGATAGTGCTGGTGTAATTAGATTAAAAGATAGTGGAACAGAATATGGCAAGATTTCACAAAACTCTAATAACCTAAGAATCTTTAGCAGTATTTCAGATGGCGATATATTGTTGCAGGGCAATGATGGTGGCTCAACCATTACAGCATTACAGCTTGATATGTCAGATGCTGGTACAGCAATATTCAACAATAAAGTCGGGATAGGTACTAGTTCGCCAAGCTATGCTCTAGATGTTAAAAATAATGCATATACTTTATTTAACCTATACAGACCTAATTCATCTCTTGCAGCAGCTTCTGTCTTAGATTTTAGCTTTAATACAGCTAATGCAACTGAAGCAGTTTATGCAAGAATACAAGCAGACGTAGAGACAAATACAGATTCAGGACAAGGTGGTGATTTATCATTCCATACTGCTAATAGTGGTAGTGTTGCTGAGAAAATGCGTATCACTCAAGAAGGCAACTTAGGCATAGGCACTACTTCGCCAGCTTATAAATTAGATTTGGGCGGTACATCGCCAAGCACAAACAATACTTTAAGATTACACCAAGACAATGGGGGTACGGCGATAAGAATTGGTTCAGGAAGTGCTAGTGGTGATGTTGTTCTTTGGCGAGTTGACGGCATGAGTTCTGGACATGGTGGTGCTACAGATAATGGTGCTTTCGGATTTTCATTAAAGTATTTTGGTACAGGTTCAGGACAAGATAACCTATTAAAATTATTATCAGATAATACAACGTCAGGTACACAAAAAGTTGTTTATAGTATTCGTCAAAATGGTGACATTACATTTGCTCAAGATGTTGATATAGCAGGCAATGTCGGTATAGGAACTAGTTCGCCTAGTGAGAAGTTACACGTTGACGGTAATGCTTTAGTTACAGGCAACTTGACAGTCAACGGTAATCTAACCTTTGGTAACGCAGCAACCGACACAGTTTCTTTCGGAGCTGATATTGATTCACATATTATTCCAGACGATGATGATACTTATGACCTTGGTAGTTCTTCACAGGAATGGAAAGACTTATACATAGATGGTGTGATATATGCCGACCAAATAGACCTAGGCGATGACGAAAGAATCAGACTAGGTGCTAGTCAAGATTTACAAATTTATCACGATGGTTCTAATTCATATCTTAGAAATTTTACAGGTGATTTAACATTACAAACTGATGTTGATAATGGTTCTATTTTCTTTAGGTCTGACGATGGCTCTGGTGGCACAACACCTTATATGAGAGTTAATGGTAGTGATGAACTAATTAATTTCCACAAAAATTCTAAGCACATGGATAATGTCAAAGCGACATTTGGTGATAGTGGTGATTTACAAATCTACCACGATGGTTCTAATAGTTATATTGAGGATGCTAATGGTCTTGGCAATCTTATTTTAAGAGGTAGTGCTAATGTACAAATTGAAGGTGCTAATGGTGAAAATTGTGCAATATTTAACGAAAACAGTTCAGTCCGTCTTTTTTTCGATAACGCAGAAAAAATTAAAACAACCTCAACAGGGATAGATGTAACAGGTGATATTACTTTAACAGGTAACGTATTCACAGACGAAGGTTTTTATGGCAATAGAGTGTGGAACGAAGATAATAGTTCTTTACGATTTGCTACCAACAATACTGAAGTTGCTAGGTTTGACAGTTCAGGTAAATTCGGAATAGGAACTACATCGCCTAGTGCCAAGTTACACGTTAATACAGGTGCAACTGGAACTATCGCAACTTTTACAGGTGCAGCATCTAATAGACCATTTACACTTAAAAACTATGATGCAGGTATATCAGGTTCAGGATATATATTTGATGCCGAATCTGGTTTTGGTGTTATCAAGTTTCAAACTACTTCTACTGATAGACTTGTAATAGACACCTCTGGCAAGATAGGCATAGGAACTGCTTCGCCAGCAGTAAATTTAGATGTTCAAGATTCATCCCAAGCTGTTATTAGAGCAGGTGATGGCTCAACTGTTGATATGCGTATGGTTGCTGATGTTTCTTCAGGTGTCGGTAGTATTAGAACATCTGGTAATACTTCTGTTATGGGATTTTTTACTGGTGGTAGTGAAAGAGCCAGAATAGATAGTGCTGGCAACGTAGGCATAGGAACGAGTTCACCTAGTGTACCTCTTCATGTTGAAGGAACAGGTAATGAAATATTAAGGCTAAAAGATACTGATGGAACTTACACAGGTTTTACCATGTATAATGGTGCAACAAATGCCAATAGTCGTAATTGGGGATTATTTGTAAATGGTTTCAATTACGGAGACTTAAACTTTGTTTCTAGCACAACTAACTCAGGCAATCCTGATATTTCTAATGCAACTCATGTAACTATAAACAAAGATGGCAACGTAGGCATAGGAACGACTTCGCCAAGTGCTAAGTTGCATACACAAGTTACTGGTGCTTCACCTGCATTTTTCTATGGTAATGACACATGGAATTACCCTGTCAGAATTAGAAACACCACATCTGGTCAAGAACAAAATTTAGACCTAAAACAAGGAACTGGTGGAGCAAGTATTTTAACAACTAGTGCAGCTTTAAGTTTTCAAACAGCAAGTACAGAAAGAGCTAGATTTACTGCTACAGGTCTAGGTATAGGAACTAGTTCGCCAAGTTATGATTTACATATTTCTGATACAAGTGCTTCTGCACTATTAGCACTTACAGCTTCTGCTTCTAGTAATGCTGGTATTTACTTTGGTGATTCAGATGTAATTAATATTGGTAGAATTGTTTATGACAATTCAACTAACTCTTTAGCAACCTTCACTAATGGCACTGAACGCATGAGAATAGATAACTCAGGCAATGTCGGTATAGGAACTAGTTCGCCTAGTGCTAAATTAGATGTTAATGGAGCTATTGCTTCTACAGGTATTACCGCTACAGGTGCAGGATTAGCACCACAATTACAAGTTATTGATAGTGATAATACTACTGGTAGGTTGCAAATAAGTCATAATAGTAGTACAAGCAGTATTACTTCTATTGGTACTTCTGGTCTTGGTACTGTTACAATAGGAGGGTCTAGTTCAGGGACAGGTTCAACTTATTGTACTTTTAATAACTCAGGAGTAACTGTCGCTGGTGCTTTATCTAAAGGTTCAGGTTCATTTAAGATTGACCATCCACTAAAACCAGACACACATCACTTAGTACACTCATTTGTTGAAGGCCCTCAAGCTGATAATCTATACAGGGGTGTTATTAAACTAAACAATGGTAAAGCTACCATAGACTTAGATGACTGGTTTGGTATGACAGCTGGAACTTTCTTAGCTCTCAACAGAGACATTCAAGCTTTTGTTAATAATTCAGAAACTTGGGATGCAGTTAGAGCAAATGTACAAGGTTCTCAACTAGTTATTGAATGCCAAAACCCAGACTCAAATGCAGAAGTATCTTGGTTGGTTGTAGGTGAAAGACAAGATAAAGAAATACATGATTCAATTCTAACAGATGATAATGGTAAAATAATTATTGAACCAGAAAAAGTATGAAAGTCGAAGAACAAATAAAACAACTTCAAATAGAAGTAACAGAACTTAAGAAACATTCTCATAGCCCGAAAGGTCTTGAGGACATGGAAGGCTACGAGAGATTAATAGAAACTATTGAGGCTCTTAAGGCTGAATTAAAGCTATTGAAAGGAGGAAACTAAAATGGCTATATCATATACTTGGGATGTATCAAACGTAGATACTTACCCTTCACATACAGATAGCAGTTCAAACACTGAGTCTGATGTAATTTATAACGTGCATTGGAGACTAAAAGGGTCTGACGATGCTAACAAGGATGCTGATGGTAACCCACAAACTGGAGAAGTTTATGGTAGTCAATCATTAGATGTTTCAGATTTATCAAGCTTCACAGCTTTTGCGAGTGTAAAGTTATCAGATGTTCAGGGCTGGGTCGAAGCAGCTATTGGGTCCGATGAAGTTACAGCTCTTAAAGCTGGGATTGATGCTCAGATAGCTGAGAAAGTTACCCCAACATCCGTTAATAAAACTATAAGCTAGGTATGGAAATATCCAGCTTAATGTTTTGGAATATCTTTATAACTCTGGTCTTAGCTCCAGTGCTGTATAGCATTAGACAGAATGGGTCAGAGTTAAAAAGATTGGATATATTATTAAATAAAACCAGAGAAGAGGTTGCAACTAATTATGTTTTAAAATCTGATAACAAAGATATTATGAAATCAGTAATGGAAAGGTTTGACAAATTAGAAGAAAAGATTGACAAATTGATGGAAAAATAGTAAAATATAGATGAAAAGTAAGAAAACTAAAAAGACTAAGAAACTTCCTGTTTCAACCTTAGTCGTTTCTATAGCTACTATACCTTCAAAGATTTTAACAACTCTAAAAAGTAGGAAAAAGAACAATGGCAAAAAGTAAAAACAAAAGAACAAGAACAGTATCTGTACGACAAGATTACAGAAAAGGTGGTAAAGTCGAAAGAGCTAAAAAGTTTACAGGTGGTAGTCCTGTTAGGTCTGGACAACTTAGTAGATTTAGAAATTTAGCAAGAGAAGGCCAAAAACAAATAGATGAGCTTAATCAACCAGCTCAACCAGAACCTACTTTTGGTGCAGTGCCGAAAGGAGCTAAAACAGGTAGACCTGATGTTGGCATGGAACCTGCACCTAGTCAACCAGTAGAAGTACCAACAGATGAAGCAGCTCCTGTTGCTAGTCCTGCTCCTATAGCTCAACCAGATTTATCAGGCACTCCAAGATTTGGAGACTTCGGAGCCTTTGGCGATTATGATAGAGACCAGCCACCTAGAGATGGTGAGCCTGAGCCTGACCCGGGTGGAGGAACTCCAACACCAACACCAGCTCCTACACCTGAACCGGAACCAACACCAATACCTGAGCCTACTCCAGCTCCTACTCCTTCTCCTTCAGAAGGTAGAAAGTTAGCTGAAGATATATTAAGTGGAGACTTTCAAGCTCCACAAATTCCTGCGGTTGAAGAAGTTCCTATCGGTGAAGATATTCCTGCTTACAAAATTGAGCAAGACTTTGGTATTCCAATGTCAGAAATAGCTACTCTACCACAACCAAGTCAAGAACAAATACAAGAAATAGAAAACATTCAAAAAGCTGGAGAACCTGTTGAAGTTCAAGTTAAAAAAATATTAGATGTAACTACTCTTCCAGAAGATGTTGCTATTAAAGTTGCAACTGGAGAACTAAGTCCAAAAGCTATTGCTCAACAAATTAATATTGCAAGAGTAGGAGAAATTAAAGCAGCTGAAGTAGAAATAGAAGAGGGTGCTTTAGCTAAAAGAGTTGTTGGAGTTTTAAGTCCTGAAGCTAAAGCTGAAGCAGCTAAAAATGCTGGATTAACTTTATCAAGACTTACTAGAGCTAAGAAACAATTAAGAAATGCTGGTTTATCTGAAGAAGATATTACAGAGCTTGGTAATGAACCAGAAGCTCTTGAAGATAGACTTACAGATTTTACAGAAGCACAAAGAGGTATTATTGAAGGTTTACCTGAAGAAGCCTTAGTCTCTAATCAACTTAATACTTTATTAGATGGTTTAGAATCAGGTGAGATACCAGTATGGGCTAAACCTGCTGTAGCTAGTGTTGAAAAAATGTTAGCAGAAAGAGGCATGTCAGCTTCAACAGTTGGTCGAGATACTTTAATTAATACTATTATTCAATCTTCAATACCTTTAGCACAAGCAAATGCTCAAGCTATTCAACAATCTGTATCACAACAAAAAAGTATTGAAGCTCAAGCTTTTGAAGCAGATGCTCAAAGAGAACAACAAGCTGCATTACAAAGAGCTAATGTTGTTTTTCAAATGGATATGGCTCAGTTTAGTGCTGACCAACAAACTGAATTAGCTAATAGTAAATTTTTACAAACTGTAAGTTTAACTGAAGCAAGTAATAGACAACAAGCTGTTGTACAAAATGCTGTTCTTATGTCACAAGCAAATATAGCTGAAGCTAATTTATTTCAACAAGCTCAAATATCAAATGCTAAAAACTTTTTAGCTATGGATATGGCTAACTTAAGTAATACACAACAATCATTTATGCTAGAAGCTCAACAAGAACAACAAAGAATGTTATCTAATCAAGGAGCTTTAAATGCAGCTGAGCAATTTAATGCAGCTTCAGAAATGCAAGTAGAACAATTTAATTCTAACTTAGCTTCTAATATAGATAAATTTAATGCTACTCAAATAAATAGTGCTAAACAATTTAATGCAGCTGCTCAAAACTCTGCTGAAGCTAGAAGAGTCGCTAATGAAATGGAAGTTGCTAAATCTAATGCTATAATAGTAAATGATATAAATAAGTATAATTCTCAAGTAGCTTTTGAAAGAGATAGATTTAATGTTGCTAACCAACAAGCTATTACTCAGTCAAACTTTGAATGGCGAAGAAAAGCTAATTTAGCTAATACAGCTGTGCAAAATCAAATTAATATGCAGAATGCTATGAATGCTTATAATTTAAATACAGCTAGTTTAAGTTTTATTTGGCAAGAGTTAAGAGATAATGCTGATAGACAGTGGAGACACGAAGAAAATGAATTAAATAGAAAGAATGCTTTAATCCAACAAGCTATTGATAATGCTTCAGCGATTGGCAAACACTATAGTTCATACTCAAACATAGTAGATATGATAGGTGATATTTTTGATTAAAGGAGAATAAGTAATGTTTAAAAAATTATTTAAAAAAATAGCTAAAGGAATTAAAAAAGTAGCTAAAAAAATTGTTAAAGTCCAAAAAAAAGTTTGGAAAGGAATTAAAAAAGTTGGTGGTAAAGTTATGAAAGCTATCAATAAAGCAGGAATTGTAGGACAACTTGGTCTTATGTTAGTTATGCCTTATGCCATGTCGGGCTTAGGTAGTTTAGTTGGTAATGCTGCTGGAGGCCTTAGTGCAACTTGGAATGGCTTTGGTAACTGGGCAGGTAATATGATGGGTAAATCAAATGTTTTTGCAAAAGCTGTAGGAAGTATTGCTAGAGGAGTCTATCATGCCGGAGCAACTGCTGGTAAAATAATTAGTGGAGCTTCTAAGTTTATTAATAATGGTTTTAAAGCTATTGCTAATGCTACAGGACTTCCTAATCCTATTGAAGGTTTTTCAAATGCAGTTCAATCTGGTTATACTAATAGTTTCCAAGCAACTAATGATTTTTTATTTAGTGGTACAAAAATAGGAGCAACCTCAGAACAATTAACAGCAGCTGGAGTACAACCCACAACACCTACAGAAATTATACCACGTTCTGAAGTAGGTAAAGTTGTTGAAAAACCTAAATATACTAAAGAACAAGCTCAAACTTATTTAGATAATTTAACTGAAAGTGACTTAGAAAAATTAAAAGAATATCAACCAGATTTATATCAAAACTTACAAGCCTCAGTTAATGTTGATATAGCTCCTGTTACTCCAGAAAGTACTCTAGAAAAATGGGGAGAAACAGCTAAAGACTTTGTTGAAAATAAAGCCGGTGAATATGCAAGTAAATGGATGTCTAATAGAATTGATGAGTCTATTTATGGCACACAAGAAACTGATACAAGTATTGCTTTTAATGATTGGGAAAGAATTGGTAAAACTATATCAACACAAAATTTCTTTCAAAGAGGAGATACTTATACTCCAAGCTTAGCAGTTTTTTATGACGAAGCAGAAAATGCTTTTAATCCACCAAGACAAGGAGGTTTTGTATGAAACCAACATTACAAGAATTTAATCCAGAAGTAATTAGACAGTTTGAAGGAAATCCGGGTGTTTCAATACCGGGACAATCATTAACTAACGACCCGAAAAGTCCTTATCCTTGGGAGCAACCGCCTAGATTTGTCAAACATCAAGAAGCTTTAGACTATATTGTTGCAGAGTTATTAGAAGAAGATAGAGTTATGGTTATTCTTGATAGTATTAGTAAAGGTGTACCTATTAGTGATATTGCTTTTCTTATTTTAAGACAAGGGTTTTCTAAAGGTCTCTTTAATCCTGACTTAATGTTAATGTTAGCCGAGCCTTTAATGTACGTTATGATGGCTTTAGCTGAAAAATCAGGTATTGAATATATTTTATATGAAGGTGAACATTACGAAGATGATGAGTTTGATGTTGACCAAGAAGACGAAGAAGACTTACCAGATATAATTAAAAGTAAAATACCAAAAGTTTCAAAAAAACAATTAGAACAAGTTGAATTACCAGAATCAGTAGAACAACAAATAGAAAAATTTAAACCTTCAGATAGTTTACTAGCTAGGCCAGATGAAGAAAATACAAGTTTATTAGAGAGAGGATAAAATGGCAGATGATTATAAATCAATGGGTTCAGTAGAGTTTGGTATGTCTTTACTAGGACAAACTAAAAAAGATGTTGAACGTGAAAGAAAGAGAAGAGAAAAGATAGATAGAAACTTAGCTCTTGGTAAATTTGTTACTTCAGGTTTAAGTAGTTATGTTACTGAACAATTCAATGCTTTTGAACAAAGTCAGCAATATAAAAAAGCAAAACTATTAGACATAGCTAACGGTAAAACTGAGTATGATAATGTACAAAATGTTATTGATAATAGCTTTGCTGGTAATTCAATGGACTACTGGACTAACTTTTATAGAACTCAACTAACTAGAGAGTTTGGTGAAGGTGGTATGTATTCTAATTACGAGTTAACAGCTCCAGCTCAAGCTTTTTTAGTTAAACAAGCTCAAGAACTAGCAACTAAAAGAAATAGTGAATGGCAAAACTTAGGTAAAAAGTATGCACAAATGCCTACTGATATTTCTCAATTAGAAGAAAGATGGAGTGATTGGGTTGAAGAAAAAGCACCTTCTAATGTTTTTAATTGGGCTACTAGAGGTCTTAAAAACCTGTTTAATGGTAAGACTCAACAAGATATGCAGAAGATAGGCGAGGATGAGTTAGCTATAAGATTTAAAGAGTTCGGTGATGCTGATGTAGCTCAAAGAGCTTATGACAAACTTTCTAATTCTGAAAACTTTTTAGAAATGTTTGAAGCGGTTGAAAGAGCTTATAAAGAACAAGATAATGAAATAGGCTTTAAAGTTTTAAGAGAGTCTAAACCAGAGTTTGTTAGTTACAAAGTTCCTGTTCAGGGAGGTACAGCTACTAAACAATTTATGAGAACTACTGTTAAAAGAAATGGTCGTTATGAAGTTAGAAATATTGAGTTAGGTACAACAGATTTTAAACCTAAAAAAGAAATAGAATATAGCACTACAGATTATAATAGGATAAGTGATACAGTAAAATCTCTTGTTCAAGGCGATGATGATTTTACAACTATAGCTGACGACTTAAGAATTGATGATGGTAAAAATTTAAAATTACCTACTAACATTGCTCAAGAAATATTAGAAGTTAGTGAATCATTTAAATCTTATTTTGGTAGTAAAACTGCAGCTGAAACCTATGCTACTCAATATGTTTTAACTGAAAGAAATAACAATAATAATCAACCAGTAAATACTCAAGTTGGTAAGTTTGCTATTTATCCTTATACAAGAAATCTTGAAGGTCTTGATAGTAATCAATTAAATCAAGTTTTCTTAGATATTACAGGTACTGAAGGTGTTGGAGGTTTATTAGAAGAAATAGATTATATTAATACAAACTTTGATAGCCAATACAAAGATAATGCTTATCAGTTTTTTACTAATGTTGTTGACCTAGCTAATGTTAATGAAGATGAAAAAATAGAAGCTATAAATTCCTTAAACAATATTTTTTATCCAAATAAAAATGCACTAGAAATTACAAAAGAAAAAGTTGAATTAGAAAGTATTTTAGAAAATATTCCAAAAAACTCTGTGCAAGTTTCAGGTTTTAAAAATATTAAAACTTTTAATTTTTTAGAAGATTCTTATTATGTAGTATTTAATCCTTTAAGAAATAATTACAAAGCTTATGATATTAATGATGGTAGTTATCGAGGTGTAATTACTGATAGTAATGCTCTTAAGCTTATTGAAAAAAATAAAAATAAAAAACAAAAAGATTTATTAGCATCTTTTAATAAATAAAATGGCAGTAACTAGAAACAGAAGATTGCTTACTGGTAGTTTTGGCCCGTCTGGTAAAGTTAATTATAATTTAGACGACCTTGAAAATGATGATAAGTTTCAAGGAGTTGCTGAAAGATTTTTAGAATCAGTTGGTGAAAACTCTGATGATATTTTTGAGTACCTAAGAGACTCTGATTTTAATTTAGTATCAGGCATGACAAGAGCTACTCAGTCTGGTAAATTTACTGACCAACAAAAAAAAGATTATGCTTATCTAAGAAGCATGTTTGATAAAGCTGATATGGGTAGCATGAAACAATATGTTGAACTTATCAAAGACGGTGCAGTCGATATGGTTACTGACCCTTTTACTATTGCTGCAGCCTTAGCAGCTCCGTTTACTGGAGGCACGTCATTAGCAGCTCGTCAAGCCTTAGCATCAACTGCTCTACAAGGCTCAAAAGCTATTGCTACAAATAAAATAAAAGATATAGGTAAAGACCAAATTAAAAAAGCAACACTAGGTTCAGCAGCCATTGCCGGTAGCTGGACAGGTCTTGATAATCATTTTAGACAAAATACAGAAATAAATACAGGTCTAAGAAAGCTTTACTCTAATTCTGAAACAGTAGGAGCTACAGCTTTAGGTGCTGTTACTGGTGCTATTTTTGGTAATCTAGCTCAAAAAAATTCTTTATATAATAGTAGAGTTGGTCGTTTATATTCTAATGATGACTACCGTAGAACAGCTCCAGCTTTTTTTGAAATTAGAAAAGGTATAGATACAGGACTTGCTAAAATAGGCGGTTCTGCTGCTAGTATTTTAAATACTATGGCTGAAGTATCACCAACTGCTCGGAAACTAGGACAAACTTTTGTTGATGATTTTGAAAAAAAATTAACAGGTCCAAGAGCAACTAGAAGAATTGATTATAGTTTTGGTGAAGATTTAGATAATAGAAGGGCTGGTTATATTCAAGGTTTAGATGCTGCTTTAGAGCCTGTTAGAAAAACAGGAAGTGTATCCCCGACTGATGAATTAAATATTATTAGAATCTTAAGGGGTGCTAAACCTGAAACTAAAAACAATAAATTATTTTTAAATAATAAAGAAATATCACCAGAGGTTGTAGATACTGCAGCTAGATTAAGAAAAGTATTTGATTCTGTTTACAGACATGCTGATGAAGCTAATATGGCTCCTGAGTATGTTGAAGACTGGTTTGCTCGTTCTTGGAACAGAGAAGCTATTGAAGCTGACCCTAAAGAATTTCAAAGATTACTAACAAAACAAAGAACAAAAGACGGAAAAAAATATAAAATTGTTGAACCAAATCAAGTAGACGATGTTGTTGCTGGTATGCTCAATAAACAAGATGAACTATATGCTTCTCATTCCCACTTACTAGGACAGGCAAGAACTTTTAAGGGCTTACCAGATAATGAGTTTGAAAAATTCTTGACTAATGATTTAGTTGAAGTTTCATCTAACTATCTTTTAAATGCTGCTAGGTCTATTGAAATAAAGAAAAACTTTTTAAGTGCTGGTAAGCCTGTAAAAATATCAGGTAAAACTGCTGAAGGAAATCTTATATTATATAAACAATCTTTAGAAGACCAATTTAGAGAAAGATATGTTAATAAAATTAAAGATGAAATTAGAGAAGCTGGTGGTAGATTTACTGGTAACGATGAAAAAAAGATTGTTGATTTATTTAATTCAGTAACAGGTAATGTCAGCTACTACGGTGATACTGTACAAGCTTTATATGATGGTATGAAGTTAGCTAACTCAATGGCTTATTTACCTTTAGCAACTTTATCATCTGTAACAGAGGCTATTATTCCTTTAGCTAAAGCCAAACCTTCTAGTGCTGTTAAAGGAGCATTGCAAGGTGTACAAGGTGGAATGTCTATTTTTGGTAAAGAAATGGGACAGATATTAAAAGACAAATATAAAATGTCTAATAATGAACTTATTCGTGAAATGAATAGTGTTTGGATTGGTGTTGATGAAGCTATGGGAGATGTTACTAACAGATTAGCTGGTGAAGGTTTACAAAATGAATTTACTAAAAAAATGGCAAAAAGATTTTTTAGATTTAACCTTTTAATTCCTTGGACTAAAACAGTACAACTTGCTTCTTTCTCAACAGGTAAAGATTTAATTTATGATAACCTAACAAAACTTAGAAATCTTGTTGATGATGGTATTAATGTTCTTGATGATGATGCTTTAATAAGAAAAGCCATAGCTAATGCACCCGATAAAAGTAGATTAAAAGGTATTATGGACAGTATTTCTAAGACAGGAGCTAAAGATAATTTATCTAGAATCAATCATCTAAAGTCAGAATTATTTGAATTAGGTATTGATGTTGAAGATGGTTTAAGATGGATAGGTCAAGGAGCTAAACAAAACGATAATTTCTATCGTCAGGTTGTAAGAGGTGCTGGTAGATTTACTAACTCTGTCATCTTACAAACAGGTAGAGAAAGAGCTAAAGTTCCTACTTATATGTCTAACCCTAAATGGGATATTTTAACTCAATTTTTAAGATATCCTTATGTCTTTAGTAATACTATTCTTAAAAACTTTGCGAGAGATTCTATACAAAACCCGGGAGTTAATGCACCAAGAGTTGCAGCTTTTGGTTTGATGGCAACTAATGTAGCTTTAGCAACTAACTACTGGAGAAGTCCCGAGTCATATCAAAAACAAATAGATAAAGAAGGTGTTAGTTATAGAGATGTTGTTAAAGCTCTACAAAGAACAGGGATGGCTGGTCCTATTGATATAGGTATTAGATGGGGAGAGGCAAGTAGATATGGTAAAAATCCTTTAGTATCAGCTGCTTCATTAGGTGGCCCTGTTATAGGTGATGTTGTCAATATGGCTATTTATGATAGAGGCTTGTTAGAAACAGGAGCTAGAAAGTTACCTTTATATGGTAGTAAAAACTTAATTAAAAGATACACTGGTTTTGACTATGATACTGTTGTCCAAGCAGCTAAAAAAGCAGACGAGCCTATTAAAGAACAAAGAGATAGATTAGTTGAAGTATTATCTTTACCTTCAAGAAAGACATACTATAAAGGTGGCAATGTTTCTAAAGATGTTACTGATGTGACAGATAACCCAGCAAATAGAATTGACCCCTTGACTGGTTTACCTTATTCAGCTCAAACAGCTTTATTTACTTCAGAGTTTGAAGAAAGACAACCATTTAATATTGGAGGTTTAGTAGCTCGTACAGTGTCAAAAGTTGCTCAACAATTAACTAAAAGTCAAAAGAAAAACTTAGTAGATGGTGATTATGTTTATCACTTTACATCTAAAGCAAATGCTGAAAAGATTAAGAAAGAAGGATTGAATCCATTAAAAACTTCTAACTTTGTAAAAGCTGGAACAGGAGAAAGGTACCAAGCCTCTCCTGCTGTATATGCTTTTAAAAACCCAGCAGATGCTGTAGCTTTTGCTAAAAAACATTACTGGAAGATAGATGATAGTAAACTAGCTTTAATTAAAATTAAAAAATCAAATTATAAATGGGAGCCAGACCAAGCTCCTGATATTAAAAGTTTATTTGGTCCAGAAGGACTTGAAAAATTAAATATTAAATATGATAAAAAAGAAGTAATAGACCTTGCAACAAACAAGATACTTGATACTTATGATGACTATTTACCCTCCGTTAAATTTTCAGGAGGAATTATAAAAAGTAAAGATATTATTGGTGTTAAAAGTTTTGCAGATATAGAAAAAGCCTTTAAAGACCCTACTGAGTTTAGGGGTTACTCTAGACATAATGAAAACTGGCCTAATGTAGAAGGTAATCCTTATGGTTTTGCTAAAATTATCGCTGATATGTTTAATGAAAGGAAAGGATTTTTCTTTGGAGGTTTAGTAGGTAACACAGGCTACAAAGAACTTTCAGACAAAGAAGCTGAGCAGTTTAAAATAAAACTTAAAGCTAATGCTTTTACCCCTGAAGAAAAAGATAAAGCTTTTGAAGATTTAATAAACACTATGTCTGAAAGTTTAAAACCTAGACGGCTAGGTTTTTCTGAGGGTGGTAAAATAAATATTTTAGAACTAATCAAAGCTAATATAAGAGAAAAAGAAGGCTTAAAACTTAAAGCTTACAAGCCTATACCAACTGAAAAATATTATACTATTGGTTATGGTAGATATAACTCAAATATTAAAAAGGGTGATGTTATAACACAAGAACAAGCTGAACAATATTTAAATGAAGATGTTAATAGTAGATTAAAAGAAGTTAATAGATTAATCCCTAACTTTAATTCATATCCCCCAGAAGTTCAAGTTCCTTTATTTAGTGAATACTATAGAGGCTCAGTAAGGCAAAGCCCTAAAACTGTAGAACTTTTAAATCAACAAAAATATGAAGAAGCAGCTTTAGAATTTTTAAATAATAATGAATATAGAAATGCTGTTGAATTAGGTAAAGCTGGAATAAAAAAACGTATGGAAGAAACTGCAAATGCTATTAAATTATTAGGACAATAAAATGATACTCTACACAGAACAACAACTAGAAGAAGCTTGGCAGGAGAATTGTAAGGTTAGAGCAGGTCTTGGTTTACCTTGGTTTACTATTGAAGACTACCGACCTTTATTTGAAGAAGAGATGGAAAAGTTTATGTTAGGAGAATTTTAATGGGCTTCCCTTTTGAGATAATAACTATGTTGGCCTCGACAATCCTTGGTGGTTTGATGAGTGTCTGGGCTGAAAGTAGAAAAGCTAAAGCAGAACAACAAAAGCTCTTAATAACTCGTGGTGAGTTTGGTATGAAAGAAAGACAACAGTCCTTAGACCACGGTTTAAAAGACAAAGGTTTTGCTTGGACTAGACGAATAATAGCTTTGACTTCAGTCTTTGCTATTGTGTTACTGCCTAAACTAGTAGCAGTCTACTATCCAGATGTTTCTGTAACTGTTGGTTACACTAACTGGAACCCGGGCTTTTGGTTCTTGAAAGAAGGTAGAGAAATATTTGAATGGGTTACTTTTCAGGGCTTGGTAATAACACAACTAGACACTAACTTAGTCTCAGCAATTATAGGTATGTACTTTGGTGGTAGCTTGGTTAAGGGTAGATAATGAATACAAGAACGTGGATGGACATTTTAGAAACTGTTGGAATTCCAGCAGCTTTTGCTGTAGCTGCAGGTTGGATGGTTTGGAAACTATTTAATCATTTAATAGCAGATGTTCATAAAAAATTAGATACCCAACATGGCATGATAGTAGCTTTAATAGATAGGATAAGACAAATAGACAACGATATAATAAGAATAGACACAATGTGTCGCACAGCTATGGGTATACCTGTAGATGTAGATAGGTTAGCAAGGGCAGATGGAAAGAAAGACCAACGAAAAGATTGAGGAGATTATGTTAAAAACTATAGAACTAACCCTATTAATTGCAGGGTTTTTAGTTATGACGTTAAGTGTTAGCGGTAATATCTTTGCCGATGAGTTAGTACATAAATTTAAGTCGCCATCATTTAGTGGCATCAATAGCTCAGCTCATTACCTAACCATAGAGAATCAAGAGTTTAATAGAAAGGCAGCGATTGAAGCTGAAATTAAAGCTTATCGAGAAGAGCTAGAAAGAGAAGCAGACAATACAACTCTAGCAAGATTTATCAGAAACTTAGAATCAAGAATATATGCTCAACTATCCAGACAACTAGTAGATGCTTTGTTTGGTGAAAACCCAAGTACTTTCGGGACTTTAGAGCTAATGGGTAACACCATAGAATACAGTGTTAGTGCTGATGGCACTATGATTACATTAAAGATTACAGATGCAGAAGGGAATGTTACAGAGATTACTGTTCCTATCGGTTCTTTTACTTTCTAGTTGTTCAAGTCTTAGACATAGTTCTCTCTTAGATGAGAATGTTATAGGAGCTTATTCAAAGAAAAGACCAAGTACCGTATTAGAGTTACAGTCAGAGGAGTTAAAAAACTTAAGACCGGCTAAGCTTAAGCCGACTATTGCTATTTATCCTAATAGCTTCACAGACCTAACAGGGCAAAGAAAGAGTAACAGTACCTTTGCTTTATTCAGTTCTGCTATTACACAGTCACCTGATGCTTTACTTATCAGGGCTTTTAAACATGCTGCAGATGGTCAGTTTTTTACAGTTGTCGAGAGAGTAGGCTTAGATAACCTAACCAAAGAACGACAAATAATTAGAACAACCCGTAAGGACTTTGAAGATAATACAGAGTTAAACCCTCTTATCTTTGCAGGTCTACTGGTTCAGGGTGGAGTCATTTCTTATGACACAAACCTAAAAAGTGGCGGTAATGGTGCTAGATATCTAGGTATCGGCATGAGCCGCCAGTATCGTGAGGACACTGTCACAGTATCTTTACGATTAGTTTCTGTTAATACCGGAGAGATATTAATAGAAGTACTAACATCAAAGACTATCCTATCTGTAGGAGTCTCTAACGATGTCTTTAGATTCATTGAAGCTGGGACAGAGTTAGTAGAAATAGAATCTGGTGTTACACAAAACGAAAGTGTATCTATTGCTCTCCAGAAAGCGATAGAGACAAGTGTGCTAGAAATAGTACAACAAGGAATAGAGAGGAGATTTTGGAGTTATGAATAGAATAATTATATTGTTAGCTTTCTTAGGCTTTATGGTTAAAGCCGATAATGAAATATACATCAATCAAGTTGGTGCAACTTTAAACTTAGATGTTGAACAGCTAGGTGGTTCCAACCTTATTGGTGGTCTTGATGCTGCCTCAGGTCAGATGACTGCTCTAGAATTAGCTGGTAGTTCTATGACTTTAGACATCAATCAACTAGGGGATTCCAACAAATTTATCGGGGACATTGTCTTAGATTCACTAGTAGGTTTCTTTGAATTTGACGGTGATAGTAATATATTTGAAATTCAAGTAGACCCAACAGATACTTATAGTGCCGATGGTGGTAATTATAATGTTGACGTTACAGGGTCAAGCAATGAATTTGAATTAAATATTGCTACCAATGCTTTAGCAGAATACTTAGACCTCGACTGGGTTATCAATGGTGATTCAAATACCATAGACTACACAATAGATGTCGATGGAGCTACATCCTATCTAGATATAGATGGTGACTCAAACAGCTTAGTCTACAACGGTAGTGGCTATGCTGATGGTTACTTCTACCTAGACCAAACAGGGGATAGCCGAGCATTTAATATTACACAGAGTTCAACCTTAGCAAGTGATTGGCTTAAGATTATTTCTACTGGCAATAGTGGTACTGTCTGCATCATACAAAATGATGGCGGCACCAGCACAAGTTGCTAGTATAGGAAGCATAACAGAACTAAAAGGATTAGGGAGAGTAGTAAGGGAACAAGACCCCTTTACTGCTGCTCTCTCTTTTGCTATTAATAGTTTTGATAATGTCGAAACTTCTAATGGTCGGATAGGTATTACCTTTCTTGACGAATCTCAAGTCCGTCTCACAGAACATTCACAATTAGTTATAGATGAGTTTATCTATGACCCTGACCCATCTAAATCTAAGATGGCTCTACAGTTTGCTAGTGGCACAGCTAGGTTTATTAGTGGCAAACTAGCTACTATCAATAAAGAAAACATATCTATCGAGACTCCTAGTGCCACTATTGGTATTAGAGGGACAGACTTTACTGTTACTGTCGATGAACTCGGTAGGTCTTTGATAATACTACTACCAGATGAGAACGGTATTGCTTCCGGTGAGATAGTTGTTTCTACTCTAGTAGGACAAGTAGTTCTCAACAAGCCCTACCAAGCTACTACAGTTGAGTTGTTTGAGTCGGCACCTAGTAGTCCTGTTATCTTAGACTTGACTCTAGATATTATTGACAACATGTTGATTGTCAATCCACCAAAGGAAGACCCAAACTTTGTTAGCGAAGAAGAACAAACAGATGGCTCGGACAATATCCTAGACATAGACTACTTAGAGTTTGACGAACTAGAACAAGACTACTTAGCAGAAGATAACCTAGAGTTTACCGAACTTGATATCAACTATTTAGATGTAAATTTCTTAGAAGACCTTTTAAGTATCATAGAGGAAGTAGATGAGTTAGAACAAAATGTTTTGAACACTGGAGACATTAATGTTCAAGGCACAGCTTTTGGTTTTGACTCTAACACACAAGTAAATACTTTTGTTACTGACACAGTGCTAACTTTCTTAAGACAGGTAGAAGACACAGTAAGATTAGATTTAGATACGAACAACAGTTATAAGGTTTTAATTATACAAGATGGCAAAGCAATTACTATTACTCTTAATGGCGGTAGTGACTCTTCCATTACTATCAAGCAGTCTTCCGGCTAAGCCTGATATATATTGGCGGATTACTAAAGCACCTTACCTCAACAAACCAGAGGCTTATGTAGATTACAGTCTACCTAAAGCTCAACTACATTTTAAACTACAAGAAAAACCTTACCGAGAATTTATAGCCTTACAACTTTTAGATATCTATACCACACACAGAGCTGTCAATATTAAAGGCTATGCTTTAGAAGCTAATCCTCTACTACCCAAACAACCTTCCTTAGAGTTGTTACTAGTTCTTAAAGGTGCTAGTAGTTATTTAATTATTAGAGATGCTTCTCAACAACAACTAACAAATATCAATACTCTGTATCGCTTAGTACTGCTCAATAATCTTTACGTCATGCACAAAGCAGGTGACTTATGAAGTGGGCTAGTTTACTTTTATTTCTATTGACACTCCCTCTAGTCTTTAATGCTCCGCCTTTAGAAATACTAAGACTTAAAACCTTTGATGCCCTTGTCAAGACTCCAGAACCTACTGGTTACTTTACTATCCTCAACATTGATGAAGAGTTTATAGACCAGCAAGGTGGTTATCCTTTACCTCGGCAGACCTTAGCAGACATACACCTTAAGTTATTACAACAAGGAGCATTAGGAGTTGGCTGGACAATACTCTTTCCTCATCCTGATAGACTAGGAGGCGATGAAGCTTTTGCTGAGATGCTTGGTCTAGCTCCTAGTGTCATAGCAATGCCCGAAGTAAACAATAATAAATATCCACAGACACACGGGACAGTTATCTTAGGACCTGATGTGAGTTTAGTACATGCTTCAGGATTTTTAGAAAACATCCAAGTCTTAAAAGACTCTGCAGCTCAAGGAGCTGTTTCAGTGCCGGTTGATATAGATAACCTAGTTAGACAGATACCTCTTATCCAACAAACTCCAGATGGTTGGGTAGCTTCTTTTGGTACAGAAGTTCTCAAGATACTAGGCGGTGGTAATACTTATCAAATCAAAACTAATGAGAATGGTATAGAGATGATAAGAGTAAAAGGTATACCACCTATCCCAACAGACTCGACAGGTAAGAAATGGATTAGTTGGGTCGAAACACCAGAAACTAACCTAACTGAAATGAATGTTCAGGGTAAGTTTGTCTTTGTTGGTTTTACTGCCGCAGGAATACAGAGACAACTAGCAACTCCTGTAGGCCTATTAGAGCCACATAAAATTCAAGCAGCTCTAGCTGAGTCTATTTTACTAGAGACACCTAACATACCGGACTATCGTTTGTTTGCCGAACTAAGTATCTTAGTAGTAGCTGGTTTACTCGTGGCTATCTTAACTGGTTTCTTAGGTATTACTACAGGCTTAGTCTCAGCCTCAACTATCTTTGGTGGAGTAGCTTATCTTGGTTGGTTTTTTATACAGCAGAATCTTTTAATAGATGTTACATGGACTCTAATAAGTTTGTTTCTGATTGCTGCTCAACAGTTCTATCTAAACTTTAGAACTCAATTTAGACTTAGACAACAAATCAAGAAACAGTTTTCTACTTACCTTGACCCTCGACAAGTAGCTAGGCTACAAAAGAATCCAGAGTTATTAAGATTAGGTGGTGAAAGAAGAAACTGTACGATAATGTTCACAGATGTTAGAGGCTTTACTTCTATGTCAGAGAAACTAGAACCAGAAGAAGTTATTGAGATAATGAACAAAGCTTTAACTATTCAAGCAGATGCGGTCAAAGCTAACGAAGGAATGGTAGATAAATATATTGGCGATGCTATGATGGCAGTTTGGAATGCTCCAATAGATGTTGAGAACCATGAACAGAAAGCTATTGAGACAGCCCTTCAAATACGACACGCAATGCAAGAAGCACAGTTAGATATTGAAATTGGTATTGGAATAAATTCTGGAGAAATTGTTGCAGGAAATATGGGCAGTGCCTCTCGTTTTGAATATAGTGTATTAGGCGATGCTTGTAATTTAGCAGCTCGTTTAGAGTCTTCATGTAAAACAGTAGGTAAAAATTTAGTTATAGGTGAGGCAACCATCAGCAAATATGAGGGTGAAGTAACAGAGTTAGAGTCTATTCTTGTCAAAGGTAAGGAAAAACCAGTAAAAATCTACACAATATAAGCTAAATGCTGTGAGAGCTACAGATATCGCTTCTAAGCAATTTTGTTAGATTTTGGACGTATAGTATTACTTGAATATCTTACGTTCGATACAAGCGATTCTGTGAGGTCATTTTTTCACAGATTTAGTTTTTCAGAGCATTAACTTCTTTTTCTAGAAATTTATGTAGTGGTTCGAGTTTAACTCTACCATTCCTAACAATACTTTTAATAATTTCTCTTTCATGTAGAGGAAAAATAATATCAATCTTGTTTTCTGGCAACATACTAAACTCTGTTACAATTTTGTTTTCTCTAGTTAATAAAACTTTAAAGCTAATTAAGTTTGCTTCTTTATTATTCATTTATATTTTCTAAGTTACTAAAGGTAACTTTATCTTGTCTACCTCTCAAACCAGCTTTCATGTAAGAAGTGGCTCGGCCTTCAAAGAAGTTTTGATGTTCAACACCCATAACTTCATCTAACCAAGTAAGAGGATTTTCTTTTTGATTGTAATTAGTTTTAAGACCTAATTGTAAAAGTCTTCTATCTGCAATATAACGATTGTACTTGTACATATCTTCTTTAGTTAGCCCTTGAATGTTACCCATCTCAAAAACTAAATCTAAGAATTTATCTTCTAACTCAACCATCTGTCTGCAGATATCATATATTTCTTTTTTAAATTCATCAGTCCAGATATCTATGTTCTCTTGAATGAATTGTCTAAACAGTTTAGTCATAGCTTCAACATGCATAGATTCATCACGAATAGAATAAGTTACTATCTGTCCCATGCCTTTCATCTTACCGAACCTTGGAAAGTTTAATAAGATAGCAAAGCTTGAGAACAGTTGTAGTCCTTCAGTAAAGGCTGAGTAGACTGCTAAAGTTTTAGCTATACTTCTTTTATCTTGTCTAGTAGTTTTAATATCATTGATGTATTCATGTTTGTCGGACATCTCTTCATACTCAGCAAAAGCTTTGTATTCATTGTCAGGCATACCAACAGTATCAAGTAATAAACTATAGGCATGTTGATGGATAGACTCCATGTTTGCAAATGAACCCATCATCATACGAGCTTCTGGCTTTCTAAATATTCTCATGTATCTATCAATATAACCTGCACCAACATCAACATCTGATTGAGTAAACAACCTAAAGATTTGTGTTAGTAAATTCTTTTCCACATCCGAAAGGTCTTGCCAGTCTTTAACATCTGTATGTAGTGGCACGGACTCCGGCATCCAGTGCATTTGATTCTGTAGGACGTAGTAATCAAACATCCATGCATCGTCAAACGGTTTATAGTATTCTCTATTATTTAGTAAACTCATAATCTAACTCCCTTAATATTTTAATGTACTCTTGTGCTTCCGCATATTCTTTAAATAACTTATCAATAGTCTCAACCATATCAGGATGGTCAGCTACTGCTACTGGATTGCTAAGATATAAACTTAAGTTAGTCTTAGCTATCTTTTGTTGTGCTGAGTATTTTTCATACAAAGCTTCAAATAATTTATTATTCATTTTCTAATTTCTTAGCTCCTTTTTTCATTTGTTCCCAAACTGTTATGGGTAATTTGATGTTCTTATTAAATAACCTAAGATAAGCATACTTAGTTTTTTCTGCTACCTCTACTACTTTATAACCAGACTTGACATGAGGATGTTCATAACCAGTAAAATAAACTTGATATTTATTATCACTGATTCTTCTTTTATCAAACATAGTCATCTGCCTTGGCCTCTAGACTTCTTAAAACTTCTTCGTTTGTGTTTGTTCATCGTAGCTGTTGCTAAATTACCTTGACCTTGAGAGGTTTTCTTGCCTCTGACACCAGTAACAGGGACATGGTTTTTAGTTGAAGCCCATCTAGTTGCCATTTTAATTATCTATTTTTATAGGAGCTTCAGTCATAATAACTACTCTAGCTCCGCAAGGTAATATAGGTTTTTCATTACCACCATACATTACTTTTGAAGGTCCTAATATTTCCACAGCATGACAATAAGTATTACTTCTACCTTCTTTTATAGTGATAACAGGCTCATTAGTACCGTTCTTTTTATTAGCTCTTATTTTGTGTTGATTGACGTGAATATATTTTTTAGTCATTAACCCTCACAAGCTATACAACCCTCGTCAAGTTTGATACGAGGTATTTTAACATTTACATTCTCTGCATTTCTAGCAGCATTAGACCTAAAGTAATATAAAGACTTAAGCTTACAAGCTCCATACCAATGCACATCGTTGACATACTGCATATAATCATCATGGACTTCTTGAGGCTCAGTAGCTTTAGGTAAAATAAAAAATAAGTTTACTGACTGCGACTGACAAATAAAGTCTTGTCTTTTGTAAGCATGTTCTATTATCCAAATCTGATTTATCTCATTGGCGGTTTTAAATAGTTCTTTCTCTTCAGCTGTCAGAATATCTAAGTGTTGTACTGAGCCATCATAACCAGCTATCTCTTTCCACAACTCAGTTAGTTTCTTACCTTTTAAGCCTTTAGCTTTTAAAAGCTTTTCTAAGTATTTGTTTTTTACTTGGTAACTACCCGAAAGAGTTTTGTGTGTATAAACATTAGCCCTGTATGGCTCAATCGAAGGAGATGTTCCACCACAAATAATACTAGAAGAGGCATTAGGAGCAACAGCGAGAAGATGAGCATTACGAAGCCCACTACCAGAGATATCAGGAGCTTCTCCCCGTGACTCAGCAAGTCCTTGAGAAGCCTCCACAGCTTTTGTCTTGATATATTTAAATGCTTTGTGATTGAAGCTAGTAGCATACATACTTTCAAAAGGTATTTCTTTAGATTGAAGGTAAGCATGGAACCCCATTGCTCCCAAACCAATCGACCTTTCTCTGTAAGCTGAGTAAACTGCTTTAGTAAAGCCTTCTTTCCCTTCTTTAATGTGTTTAATAAATCTTTTGAAGTTGGCATTGTATTCTCCTAATTGTGTAGTATCAACAGCATTATCAATAAAGTGCTGAAGTACATTATCTAGCATAGTCACTAAATCATTAATAAAGTTTTTATCCTTAGACCATTTATCAAAGTGTTCTAAATTAACTGAGGACAAACAACAAACTGCTGTTCTTTCCTCGTTAGTTGGTAAAGTAATTTCAGAACATAAATTGCTTTGTTTAATTTCTAAACCTAAGTCTTTTTGTTTTTGTGGTAAAGCTTTATTGCAAGTATCTATATTAACAATATAAGGCTCTCCAGTTTCTGCTCTAGCATTTAATAGTTGCCACCATAAATCTCTAGCATTAATAGTCTTAATAGCCTCGTTAGATTTAGGGTCAATTAATCGCCACTCTTCATCATTTTCCACAGCCTGTAAGAATTCATTGTTGAGGTTGACTCCGTTGTGTAAGTTTAAACATTTTCTATTTATATCACCACCAGATTCTTTCCTCATGTTAATGAACTCTTCAATCTCTGGATGCCAAATGTTCATGTAAGCAGCATAGCTACCTCGTCTTGTGACACCTTGATTAAAGGCTAACATCTGAGAGTCTACGACATGCATAAAGGGTATTGAACCAGTAGACTTACTACCGTGAGCAGTAGATACCCCGTTACTACGCACATCTCCCCAATATCCACCAATGCCTCCACCCGAACTAGCCAACCATATATTTTCATCATAATGAGATGAGAGACCAGTTCTACTGTCAGGAACATAATTAAGGAAACAACTAATAGGTAACCCACGACTTGTTCCCCCGTTACTAAGTATAGGAGTGCTAAACATGAACCAGCATAAGGAACTGTAGTTGTACAGTCTCTGAGCCAGTTCAAAATCTGTAACTCCTTTGAATGTTGCTCCGAAAACGGAGGCTCTTGCGAAGGCTTCTTGGGCATGTGTTTCTTCTCCTGTAAAATATCTATCTTTTAAAGTATCTAAACTAAATTTATCTAAGAGCTTTTCATTATCATAATTAATCTTGATGCCTAAATATTCTTTTGCTCCTACTTTATCTTCCATCATTCTCCTGTAGCAAAATATTTCTTTAATCTGTCATGGACATATAACATGATTATACCGTAGTGAATAATCTTTAAAAGGTCTTCTCTGTTTCTACCTTCTTTTTTACCGTATCTCATAGCATACTTAATTATATTACCAATACCAAAACCCTCACCGTGTCCGGAATCTATAATTATATCTGTTGCTTGGTAATTACCAGCCGAATAGTGTTGTCTATAAGTAGAATCAACATAATCTTTTATTTCTTTTATTAGGTTATCTTCGTTAAATTTATATGTTATATTTATACTGTTATATTTTTTCATATTATTATATCTTTTAAGGTTATGTTTGGGTTTCTCTTTACTTTTTTATAAAACCATCTTAAAGAATAAGCACTCAACATCATTTTATTATTAGCATAAATATGAGTTTGTTCAGGTAAAAACTTATCTAAGTTCTTGGTTGTTATTTTAGTTAAATCTTCTCCTTCAGGCACCATGGTCTGTAACCATTCTACTAGAAGTAACTTACTTTTTTTTCTTAATTGTTTAGCTCTCTTGCCTCTCATAATATCTCTTCTACATTAGGTTCTTTAACTACTTTTGTCAAATAGATTGGACCTTTAGCATAAGTAAAAACACGAAGCCCTGCTCCATCATTGGAGTCAGACCTACATTTAAATTTATAAGGACAAAAAGTACACTCTTTAGGTAACTTCATATTACCAGACTTGCCTTCAGGTACTTCGTTAAAACAATAATCAGGTGGAGAATCTGATTTAATAATTTGTTTTACCTTATCTATTTTATCTTTTATATTAGGTTTGTCAAGGTCTTGAGGCCTAAAAAGAGCTAATTCTCCTGTCTCTTTATTAAAAGCGAGAAAACCACCATTAGATGTTTTCTCTGCTTCCTCGTACCCAGCAAGTTGAGCTAAGTAACCAAAGCTATCTTGCTCAGCTAAAGTACCTTCTTTAAATTTACGGAAAGCATAACCAGAAGCAGTCTTAATATCTATGACTTCACCATCAATCTTACAATCCATGTGACCTTTAATACCCTTGACTGAGACTTCTTTCTGCTCCCCAGTAACTTTATGTCCAGCTAATTTAACAAAGAAGATTAGCAAGGCTTCTAAGATATGGCCATACAAAAACTTTATAAAAGTAACTGGCTCCATAGTACTAGAACCATCTTTATCTTCATGCATGTCATACCAAAGTTGTCTCTGTGGCTTACCAATGTTAGACATTCGTAAAGTTTGTGTTGTAGCTTTATTCCTTTTAACCGGAGTTGCCCACTCTTTAACAGCAGATACAATATCAATACCCAATTCTTCCAGAAGTTTATTTGATATTTTTATTTTTTCACCATCAGCCAGAACTCCGATAGTATTGTAGATATCTTCTACTAAAGTATCTAATGATTTATTTTTCTTGCTCATCTTCTAGTTCCTTAAAAGCTTTAATAACATCAGATGAAAAAAGTTTTTGTAAGTTTATTAAGTACATTCTACTGGCATTATGGTCACCACCAGAAACAGTTTTGAAAGTGTCTAGTTCTTTGACAATAGTTTTAAGAACATCGGTATGAAAAACTAAAGTGCAATACTCTTTATCGCCCACACAAAGATGATGAAACCAATAATCTGATTCAGTGGCCTCAATACCGGAGGGTTTGCCATAGCTTTGATACTCAATAGCTATGTTACCAGTCTTCATCCACATACCTCTTTCAGATTTAACTTCAATCTTTTTGTTGAAGAGCATCTCTGCGACTTTCTCTTCTCTGATACTGCCATATTCTAGGTCAATATCAAACTTCTTTCGGTCTTTTTTAGTGGGTTTCACTCCAGTTGTCTCCGACTTTAAATTCGCCATCAAGGGGACAACGCATGTTAAAATACTCTCCGGCATCACGAATACTTTGCACAGCTAACTGTCCCGCCTGATTTGCTTGGTTTGCTTTTACTTCTATTTGCCATTCATCATGGATATTAGCAACAAACTTAAAATCAATGTTACAAGTTTTAAGATTATCATGCAATAGATTTAAAGCTTTCTTCATTACGATTGCTCCACCGCCTTGTAGTAAAGTGTTTAAGGCTGCATGTTTATGCCTTAAAAATATTTTCCTACCGTCTAATCCTTTGAGGAATCCTTTTTGAGCTGCTGTGTCAACTCTTGTCTTAAGAGCCTTAAGTGTTGGTAAACTAGTAAGAAACTGTTCTCGCAGTTGTTTACCATCTGCTCGATTTCCTTCAACGATGCTTCCAATTTTTTCATCTCCGGCTCCGTATATAAGTGCATAGATGAAAGTTTTAGCCTCATCTCTTGATTTAAGTCCAGCAAACTGCTGATTAGTTGTGTGAATGTCTCCATTGATAATTTCATTTATGTATTCCTCATCTGACATGTAGTGGGCTAACATTCTTAACTCCAACCCTGAAGCATCTATACCCACTAATTTATATCCTTCAGGTACAGTCCAACAAGCTCGACATTCCTTACCATAAGGACTGTATACTGCTGGAACCTGAGCCATGTTAGGATTTCTATGTGTCATCCTACCAGTAATAGCTCCAGTAGAAATAACAGCACCATGAACTCTATCATCTGTTTTGATATTATCAATCCATGATTCAATTTGACCAACTCTTTTTTGTATTAATAAATATTCAGCAATGAGTTGAGCCTCTTTGATGTGTGCTATTTTACTAAGAGTACCTTCATCAACAATAGGTTGTCCAGTTGGAGTAAACCTTTTGGGTTGCCAACCAAAGTCTATTAGATACTCACCAATCTGTTGACGAGAGCCGAGATTAAATTCTCTAAGTTCTTTTCGGGTAAAAGGAGTAGTGTCATTAGTTGCAACTCTTTCCTGATACTCAACGGAGGTAAGTCCAGACTTAGATAAGGTGCCATCTTTTTTTAACTTAGGTGTGACTTCTTTAACAGGAATCCACTTAGGTTTAAAGGTAGCATGAACTTCATCCTCTACTTCTTTTTTACGATGATTTAATGAACTCAGTAAATCTATTGCTCTTCTCTCATCAAACAGAAAACCATTTAGTTCTTGTTCGATTAATATTTGTGTGGTCTTGTGTTCTATCTCTACTGATTCTTTAGAGAAACCCACACTATCTTTCCTTAGTTTATCTAAAACTTTCTTGTTTAACTTGACATCTTGAATACAATAATCAAGCATGTCTTTACTATACTCAGTAAACATTGGAGCAGTTGACTTAGGGCAGTTGAGTCTCCATCCCCACTTCTCTAGGCTATGTCCTCCTTCCCTAGTAGGATGTAGTAATCTTGATAAGGTCAAAGTATCAAGAATATTAGCATGGTTAGATAAATCTATCTGCTTAATCCTGTGTATAGCTGGAATATCAAAGCCTAAGATATTATGCCCAACTAAGCTGTCAGCGGATTTTAAAAACTCAATGCCCTCGTCAATGCTTTCTGGAGTAAAGGTATACACTTTATCAGTATCATCAATAGCAACAATACACCAAATTTTAGAAGCCGGTGGTAAGTTTGTGACCTCACCAGTCTCGTGGTCTTTTAATGTAGATTCCCAAAGCAATCCATTTGTTTCTATATCAAATACTAATTCCATTAAAATGCAATAGATGTCTGGTTCTCTGCCATACTAAATTCAGTATCAAGGTGTTCAGACAATCTTCCTGTTTCTTTATCGTAAATTAAAGCAGTTGCCATACCGACATCTCCAGTATACCTAGACTTTAAGATTCTAAGTCTAGTTGTCCGAGCCTCTTCAGGGTCATCGGACTGTTGATTTCTTTCTAATGCTATCACACAATCACTTAATTGTCCAATACTATTAGACCCTCTTAAATGCGATAGAGAAACTTCAATACCATTCTCATGGCCTCTATTACCATCTACTCTTCTCAAGTGGGAAACAAGAATTAAACCAGCTCCAGTTTCCTCTACTAAGCTTCTAAGCCTAGTCATAATATTATCTATGGCTCGTCTTTCGTCACCCTCTTCTAAGGCACTAACAAGCATGTGGAGGTGGTCAACCACTACCCACTTACAATCACAACCAACAATTAAGTATCTAAGCTTAGCAAAGATATCATCTATCTGATTAGTCCCAAAGTGAGCATGAATAAAAACCTTGTCATCTTTAAAAACTTTATCAAACATATCGACTAAAGTAGACTCATCAAACTTCTCTCGTTCTTGGTCAACATACAATCGAGCATTAGCTTCGATAGATAAAATACCATCTACTGTTCTTCGCCAGTCTTCTTCGAGTGCTATGATACCGACATTGTCGTCTGTCTGTTTGACTAACCAATGTTCTAGTTCTCTCGTGATACTAGACTTACCAAGCCCTGTGCCACCAGTTAAAGTTACTAGCTCACCTTGTCTCAGTCCATATAGTTTTTCATTTAGTCCTGCCCAAGGATAAGGCACAGACTCTTTCTTTTCTCTATCTAAAAAAGAATCTTTCTTCTCTGATACTCTAATGATACCACTAGGGGTATAGAGTTTAGCATCCCACCAAGCACTAACAAATTCTTTGTATTTGCCTTTGAGAAGCATATCATTAGCATCTTTATAACCATTAGGTAAGGTGACTATCTTAGCCTTGCCGGGCTTAAGAATACTAGCAACCTTCTTAGCTGACTCAATGCCTTGTCTATCTTTATCAAAACAAATGACAATATTATCAAAGCTTTCTATGTATTCTAGGTTCTCTTTAATATCTTTGACTGCTCCGGAAGCTCCTCTAATGATAGAGGTAACTGCCCACTTACTACCTAGTAATTCATAAGCGGCCATCGCATCACACTCACCCTCAGTTATGGTTAAATACTTACCACCTTCTTTAAAGAGTTGTTGACCAAACAAACCAACTCCTTGAGGACTAACATCATAGCTAAACTTTTTGTCTCGGACATATCTAATCTTGTTAGAGGTTAGTTCGTTGTTGATATACAAAGGATAAATATGTTGTGCTATTTGACCAGCACTATCATAAACAGTTTTAACTCCATACTTCTCAGCAGTCTCTCTTGAGATATTTCTATCTGCTAACTTAGCGAAGACTCCGCCATGAGCATTTAGTTCTCTAACTGTTTCTGTCATATTAGTTTTATTAGATACGATATTATCTTGATTGTCTACTCCTTTCGGAAAGAATTCATCACAACTAAAACATTTAGCTGAACCATTCTCATTAACCGAAAGAGCATCGCTACTACCACAAGCCGGACAAGGCAAGTGATACTTCTTAAATTTTAAATCTTGTTCCATCTTTGACCTCAAAAAAATAGGGCATCCGAAGACACCCTATCAGAATATATGAAAAATTGTGGTTAGGTTTCCTCAGAATCTTCAGTAGATTCGTCAGTACTTTCTTCCACTTGCGACTCAGGACAGCCTTTTAATAGCTCTTCTAAGTTTGCTCTATGTGTGCGACTAGCAAAGTCTAAAGCTTCGATAACAACAGATAGATTACCTACCTTGTTGACCATCACAGTAGCATCATTCTTTTTCTGTTCATCTGCAATAGCAGTAACATCAAAGTTATTTACTTCACCTTCATCGTTTTTAATACTAATAATCATTAGAATTCTTCTCCTCCTTCGATGGCATCGAATTCTGAACCATCACTAGATTTATATTGAACTAAGTCAATAACTTGCATAGCTTGAAAGTCCAAGCCTTTGAAGTCTCCATACTTATTAGATGTTTCCCACTCGTTATACTGCACTCTAACTTTAGAGCCGTTACCGACTAGTTCATCCATTGGAACTTTGTTTGCATCTAAAAGCTTAGGCGACTGTCTCACCATTCCGTTAGGCCCATTCACCTTTCTTTTAAAAGTTATTGCTTTTCCAACGACTTCATCATTAATTGTGATTTCTTTTGTTTTAAAACCACGAGCTTCAAAGTCTTTGGCGACATCATCACTCACTACTAAGTCCACAGTATAAACAGGTTCATACTTGGTATTAGGAGTAGTTACACTAGCCCAGTAGGCTATTCCTTCTTGTATTGCCATAAATTTACTCCGTTTTTGGCATAATTGCATAAACTATTATAGTTCTTCACAGAGGTCTGTCAAGAGCTATAAGCTAATCTCTTCAACTATTTTAGCTAAAGAGATTGTTTGGTTATTATAAAGAGTAATTTTAAAGTTATCGTCTGCTAAACATTCAACTTCATAAACTACTCCACCTTTACTAAAGATATTTTCATAATTAGTAATTACAAAATTATCAAATTTTCTAAATAATTCTTTATTTAATATAATACTTTCTGTTATTTTAGACATTTATTTTAAAAGGTATTGAACAATTTTCAGCAGTAGCCGTGCCAAAGTCTAAGCTACTAAGGTATCGCACACTAGCTCGTCTAATACTACTAGGTGGATTAGACTCAAATTCAACATTAACAGGCTTACCTTCTGCTAAGTCATACACAATTCTAAAAGCTACTGAGTTCTTTAGAGTTACATTCCTAATATAGTAAGAGAAACTTCTGTTCTTTACCGGCTTAGGACAAGCCACAGGCTCTGCCACAACTTTTTCTACCTCATTAGAGACAACATAAGGAGCCTCAATTTCCGGCTCTTGTGTGGCCTCTGAGGGCTTCGTTTGTAACAGCTCTAATTGTGTTGCTAAGTTCAGCACACTAGCAGTTGTAGTGTTTTCTAGCTGAGTTAGTTGAGTTTGTAGCTCAGCTAAGCTTAAAGCTAAACTCTCTTGCTCAGCTTCACTAAGTTCTGCGAAGTTTACTAAAGTTTTAATAGCTCTTTCGGTTTGTAAAACAGTTTGAAAGATACCATCATTTTCTAGTCTTAGTTCTTCATTCTCCACTTCCAAAGCATTTATTCTAGCTAATAAATTTTGCTTAGTCTTTTTAAATTCTACGACATACTCTTGTGTGTTACCAATGTTTTGTTTGACATGATAGCCAAGTAAAAGATAAGTAGCACTTACAAGCACTAAAGTTATTAAAGTTGATATTACTATATTCTTCATTTTATTTCTCCGTTAGTTATTAGTTAGTCTCTCCAAGTTCTACCCCCATGCCATCTCGCCCATCTTCTCTGTTTCACATAAAGTTTAATAAGAAAACTTTTATTAGCCTCGACATAGTCTTCAAAGCTTTTTTGTTCGGTTATGGTATTGTAATATAATTGTTCATCACAATAATCATTAAACTTGTGCATAAGAAAAATATCTATCTGTCTAGTTTTCATCTTATCCAACACTTATAACCAGAACACTTATCAACAGGGTCACCGCAATCTTCACAGTATTCTACTTCTTTCTTAGTAGGTAAGTCTTCTGTTAGTTCTTTGGCAATGTCATTACACACTTGTAAAAATAAATCCATTACTTTCTCCTATTCTTGTCGTCAACCAGCTTAGTTGACTCCCATGCAAAAAAGGCTAACACAGAAAAGAAGATAAGAGCAAGTAGTAATTCTATTAAATTACTCATCAAAGACCTCTTCAACATGATGATACTGCCATGCTCCGTGTTCAAGAAGTTCCCAGTGACTACCATAAGTTGCCTCAGCAAGTTTTAAAGCCTCTTTAATAGACTTAGCTTGTACTTCTAGTTTGTAGTGTGTTGGTTGTATAGCATAGACTTCATAAGTTTTCATCATTTACCCACTCCTCATATTCTGTTTCTGCTTCTAAGTCATCTAAATGAGATTCAATTCTTTTTTCTATATGGTGAGGGATATCTACAATATCTTCCGTAGCTCCGTCTTCATAATAGATTACTAATTTATAGCCAGTAATTTTCATAAGTCACCTCAGTTTAAAATTCTTTGTACCCAATTCTCTGCCACATCTTCAGCATAGCTTTGGGAGTGGTCAAAGCATTCGACCACCCTAACTAGCATAGTGTCACGATAAAGCTCGACAAAAAAGCCCTGTCGATTTTTAAAGATAAAGGCCTCACGACTTTGCGGTCTACCGTATTGCGAAATAAGTTCACCTATCATAAAGCTTTTGCCTCTCCAAGTCCTCTAAGATATCTAATACTTCATTATTGATAGTTTCAAGATAATCTAAGTCAATAGCACAACTAGCGATATAAGAATAATCTTCATCACCCTCAGGTCTTTCTAGCTCTCTATCAATACAATGTCTATTAAAACTTCTAAGCTTCTCAGTTAGTAGTCCTAATGCCCCTTCTCTCAGTTCAGAAAGTCTTTCATATATTTCAGTCTTAGTCATAATTTTCTCCGTTTAGTTAAGTGCTAGTTCTGTTTTGTATGTCTAAACTAGCAAGAGACACGCAATGTTGTGTTTTGTTATTTATCGACATTGAAACACCCTCGCACGTGAGGAAAAATCAGTCTAGATACTTACACTTTTAAAGTCGTCCAACAGTCAGTATCAATACTGTTGGGGAGACTAAAAGTGGGCAGTTGGGTTAGTAAAGATACCCCGAATTAAATCTAGGCTTTACACTTTAGGTAGTTCATTAACTGCTAATTTCCCTACCAACCCTCGCACTTTTGTTAAATTGTGACTAAAACTAACAAGGAGTAATATAAATATTTAACTTTGTTCTCCTATCTCGTCTTAGTCACAAACTAATAAGCAAAAACTATCCTAGTATCGTGTGAAAATAGTTAATCTAAAGGACAGTCTTCGCTTGTTCTGCCATCTCCATTAATTGTGCTTCTGACACAGCTCCAGCACATAAAGTCTCCATAAATCCTATCACAGATTTTGTAATTCTGTAATCTGTCACAGGCACAGGGTTCTCTAACATCTCTGCTTCAACATGATTAAACAAATCAGTTAGTAAATCCTCTCGGTCACGGAACACATTCAGTCCTGTTATCACAAAACTAATATGTTCTAGTATTTTAGTATTTTCTTCATCACTCATTATCATTCTCCATAGTTAAGTATAGTTTAGTTACTCGCCATTGAATAGTACCGCCATCATTCCAATCATGGTCATAATCTTCCCACTCTATATCAGTGTTTGGATAATGTTTTTCTATAACAGGTTTTAAATCTACCATAAAGGCTTTAAATCTTTCTTCCATCATGCACTCTCCTCAATATTACTACATTCCCAATCTTTAGAAGCGTCACGGCCAATTTCCATCTTCAATTCTTCATAAGCTAAGTCCCCTGCTTCATCTTCGTCTTTTGCTTCTACAACATAATCGTATTGCAAATCTTCATAAGGTATAAAAGACACCCTGTATTTTTTTGGTTTACTCATCATGCACTCTCCTCAAATTTATCTTCATAAAAATAAACAGTAGCTACCACACCTCTAGTCGCACGGTCTCCTGTATGCACACTAAATTCTACATCTGCAAACTCGTTATCAAGTCTTTTTAGTAATTCGTATTCAGTTAGTTTTTCCATTTTAGCTCCACTGAAATAATCTCTTGATTCTCATAAGTTTCTGACACTACTTTAAAAGCAGGGTCTAATACATAGTCACCACTCAAAACAAGTTCTTGAGCTTCCTCAGCAGTTTTAGCTTTGACTTCTATAACTTCTATTTGGTCAGTTATACTTTTTACTCTGTAAGTATTCATTTAGTTACTCCTTAAAACTGTTCCATCAGTAATTGCTCTACTAAATCATCATCTTTTTTAGATAATGCTTCTCTAATATCTTCGTTTTCTAAGGCAATGCCTACATCTATTAAATGCTCACCGCATAATGCCATAAATTGATATCTTGTCATCTTTATTTACTCCTTAAAATAATTAACTCTTACAACTTAAGTCATACTGTCAAGTATGTCAAGAAATATTTTCAGTTTTTTTAAGGCGAAAAAAAAGGCTACCGAAGTAGCCCTTTAATTTAAGTTGATAATAATTAAGCAGTCAAAGTGTTGTTCTTATTTAAATGAGTAACAACTATTTTCCATGCTTCTTTAGTATCGTCATCGTGTCCATCATATTCATAAACTATTGCTTTAACAATGTCAAAAGCACTTGTTAAATCTTTAGGCTCTGGATATTGATTAACCATTTTATTTTTTATCGTCATTTTATATCTCCGTAAAGTTAATAACTATATAGTCTATGTAGTTTTATAGTCTTGTCAAGTAACTACATAGTTTTTTATTTTATTATCTTTATATTCTTTACTATGTTTTACTGTTTAGCTTTATATAACTAGTAGTTATAGTATAATACTTAGACTATAAATATTAGTTATGCAACGGCTCAGATTCACACACAAACAAAGGGAATAATTAAGTGATGTCCTAGTATTAAAAAAGCAAATAAAGCATTTTGTCATATTTCTTGACAGAGTAGTTTTTATTTGTTAGGGATTTTTAGCAAATAATTCTTGCAAAGATTAGAAAGTCTGTTTAGACTTTATAGTAATTTAACTATTTAGGAGTAAATAAAAATGGGAATAACTAACATTTTAATTAACGAAACGAAGAAAGAATATATATGCCCAGCTAGTTTAGGTTTGGCTGGTAAGCCAATGGAATTAGCTTGGAATGATACAGGCTCTATCGTGAGTATGTCGAAAGCTTGGCAGTTTTTAACTAATGACTTTATCAATGCCCCTTTACCTTATAAAGATAAATATAAACTCGTTCGGAAAGACGCAAAGATATGGGATTTGGTTAGCAGATTTGGTTCTTGGTCAGGTGATGAAATTAGATGGGATTATTTGGACAGGTATCACATGAAATACAAGACTGTAATTATGGAAGGTAAGAAATATCTGACAAGCTCTGACATAGCTTTAGAGCAAATTAGACTACATGATAGCTATCAGCAATTAGTTGAGCCTATCTATAAAAATATAGGTGCAGAAGTTAGGAATATGTTTGAGTATTGGCACAATACAAATACTATCAGAGAGTATAGAATTGGAAAGCCTTATGCCGAAAATATTGAAGATGAAGAATATTATACTTTGAAGTTTTACCCTCATAATTTTGGCAAGACTTATCGAGAAAGACTAAAAGAAGCTAAAGAATTTTATGGAGATAAAGCCCCTTTTTTGTTTATAGGTTGTAAATTTATTTTAAAGTATACTGATGGTAGAGTAGATTTTTGGGGCGGTATGCTTGACACTTCAGATAAAAAAGCTGTTAAGAATGTTAAAAAGTTAATGAAAGAAAAATAAATTTAAAATAGTCCCAAAGTAGCCCCTCTTAATTGAGGGGTTTTTTATTTATTTGACACTAACTAAAAAATAGTTTTAAATACTTACATATTAACTATTACTTAAAAGGAGTAAAAAAATGAATATAAATATTCACACTGTAAAAGAAGTCGAAAAAAGCGAGATAAAAGAAAACATTACAGATAATGGCAAAAAGTACTACACAATGACGATAGCTATTACTTATGATGAGCTTGGGACTTGTAGAGAGAGAAGAAGTGCTGACGATAACACTACTTTCGGAGACATGGAAGTAGTAACAAACTTTTCACTCTATGCTGATACTAGAGAAGCTTTAGAGTTTAAAGTAAAGGCTTTGACATAAGTCTTATTAATCCCCTTGAAAGCCCCTCTTAATTGAGGGGTTTTTTATTTCCGAGTTCTAGCAGTTATTTACAAGTCTATTAAATTAGTTATCCACAGCTAGGATCGAAAGACTTCAAAAGACCTTTAAAGATTTATTCTCAAAGACTTTAAATAAAATTGAGGTCTTTCGAGTTTAGCTAACACTTATCCACAAGTTATCCACAGAAGTAAGGTTAACACTCTTAAAAGCCTTGATATGTTAAACCTTATTAAGATATGTAGTTCTCTGAGGCTCTGAAAGGCTCTGTAAGGCTCTGTAACTCTTTAAAGCTACCCTTACCCCTTATTAGTCTTATTAAGTCTGTGAAGTTCTGTTTAGCTCTTTGAGGTTGTTATATATTAATTTACAGTCTTTAAAGTCCCTCTGTAGGCTTGTTAAGTCTCACTTTATGTTTCTTTATAGCTCTTTAAAGGTCTTTTAAATTTAAAAAGCTTGTAAAGTCTCTATTTATAGACTTTTGAAGTCTTTTAAGACCTACTAGGCTGGAGCCACCCCCCTATATCCCTATATATATACTAGTGGTTCTACATTTTTACAGGTTTTTCAGTGTTAAGACAGGAGCTTTGTTCGGCTTCAGTGGAACTCTAACAACTTCATAGACCCTAGAGCTAGTCTCCACAGGCTTTATAGTCCTCTAAAGTCTATAAAGTGTTGTTCTTGGTTCCTTACTATTCAACCCGGGCGACCTACAATGTCATTATACACCTAGATTCTTACTTTGTCAAGTACTTAAGTATTTTATCACAAAACTTGACAAAACTAAAAGAAGCTTTATAATAAGATGTATGAGTAATTTACCTGCTAATAAAAGATTAACAGAAAAACAACAATTATTTTTAGATAATATCCTTACTACTCAAGGAGATTTAAAACTATCTGCTGAACTTGCCGGATACTCAGGAAATCACTACCAAGTTATAAAGAGTTTAAAAGAAGAAATAGTCGAATTAGCCTCGAATGTACTAGCAAGAGAAGCTCCTAAAGCAGCTTTTAAGCTCGTTGAAGTTATGACTGCTGCTGATGCGATACCACAGGCCAATGTGAAACTACAAGCTGCTCAAACAGTCTTAGATAGAGTTGGTTTAGGTAAAACAGAACGAGTAGATGTCAACCATAATGTGCAAGGTGGTATTTTTATCCTACCTGAAAAACATACTATAGATGTAGAATATGCCGAACAAGAAAACTAAATCCACAGTCAACAAAGCTGGTAACTATACCAAGCCTACTATGCGTAAGAATTTGTTTAATAAAATTAAAGCCGGAGGTAAGGGTGGTAGACCCGGCCAATGGTCAGCTCGAAAGGCTCAAATGTTAGCTAAACAGTACAAAGCTAAAGGCGGAGGATATAAATAATGTATTTTGGACTAAAAGAAATGTTAAACTGGTTAAAAGACTTAGTAGGTTTTCATAAACCTGTCAAAAAACCTGTAAGCAAGAAAAGAAAATATGTCAGAACTAAAAAAGTCGCAAAGAAGTCTAAGAAGTTGGACTAAACAGAAGTGGCGAACTAAATCAGGTAAGAAGTCTAGTGAGACTGGTGAAAGATATTTACCCTCTGCAGCTATTGCAGCTTTAACTCCAGCAGAGTATGCTGCTTCTTCCCGTAAGAAAAGAGCAGATACTAAGAAAGGTAAACAACATTCTAAGCAACCTAAGAAGATTGCAAAGAAAACTAGACAATATAGAAAAACATCATAATGAGTAAGAAAGATTCAAGATTAGCACGAGCTGGAGTTTCAGGTTTTAACAAGCCTAAAAGAACTCCTAATCATCCTAAGAAGTCACACATCGTAGTAGCTAAAGAAGGCGATAAAATTAAAACTATTCGTTTTGGTCAACAAGGTGCTAAGACAGCTGGGAAACCTAAAGCTGGTGAATCCTCTAAGATGACAGCTAAACGTAAAAGCTTTAAAGCTCGTCATAGAAAGAATATTAATAAAGGTAAAATGTCCGCAGCCTATTGGGCTGACAAAGTTAAATGGTAAAATGCCTCAGTTAGGAAGTAACGAAAAACCAGTACTAATGACCAACAAGAAAAATGGTGGTCGAGTAGGTAAAGGTTCTAGACCTAGACCAATTCCAGACAAAGCACAGTTTGCTAAGAATTGGGATGCTATTTTTAATAAAGGCACGAAGTCGGAAGACTGAGTCAGTGTAAGAGGCTTTCCAGATGTTTTCATCCATCTTAACGTCTGGAGAGTCCAGCTTTGAATTATGACACAGATACCAAAAGATTACT